CTTACAAGCAATGCTAGGCAGAGGTAACTTAGGTGCTCAAGGTATTGCAGGACTTGCGGCACTTCTGGGAGGCCAGAAGAAAGGTGAAGGTCTGTTTGGTGATTTAGATCTTGGAAAGCTGTTCGGATTTTAATAGGAGACTAACATGGCATTAGGATTTTCAAGTGGTCTTCTGACAGGACTACGAACATTTGGTCAGGGCGGTGGAATACCTGCTGATCCACGTCAGCGTGATCTTATGCAAGCTGCTGGAGTAACTAACCCGTTGCTTCAGCAGTTTGGTAAGAGCTTAGGTGGTATGTTTGGTGTTGAGACACGCAGTCCTGCTGCTATTCAACAGGCTCAGGAAGAACAAGCTAAAGCAAAAACTCAGGGGCTTATCCTGTCTCAAGTAGAAGCATCTACAGCTTTGACTCCTGCACAGAAAGAGACGTATGCCTCTATGATCCGTAGTGGAGACATTACTGAACAGCAGGTTTTACAGGTGCTCGGTCAAGCAGAAGAGAATAAAGCAAAGCAGTCTCAAATATCAGCAATTAAAACTAATCTATTAGATCAAGGCTTTACAGAAGAACAACTAGCAAACTTATCTGATGCTCAAATTAGAGACTATGCTAAGTCAGTTATAGATCAAGAACGAGCACAAGCACAAACTATGGAAGGTGCTGCTGCTTATATGGAAACTCTTAATCTTGATCCTGAAATAAAAGAACAAGCAGGTAAGGTTATTGCTAGTGACAAATGGACTAAGCTTACTTCTGCTCAAAGAACAGAGTATTTTAAAAGGCAGCAAGACGAATCTAAAAGAAGAAAAGATATAAGCAATATCACTAAAATGATTGAGTCTATGCCAGAAGGTGAGGCAAAGAAAGAAGCTCAAGCTTCCTTACAAGATTTAGAGAACGGGTTTGTTACTGCTTCTTCTTTAAGAAATCAGATACGTGCTAAGAAAGATTCATCAATCACAGAAACAACTACTGTTGTACAGCTTGAAGATGGTTCGTATGCTAAGGTTGCTAATCAAAAAGTAGGCAAAGATACTCTTAAAGTTTATTGGGATTCAACAGCTAACGAGTACAAGCCCGTTACAGCTGAGATGCTTAAAGGTGAAAAGAAAGTAGAAAGTAACTGGCCTTCAGCTACAGCTGTTAAGTACGTAGAAAATCTAGTACTAGCAGGTGAGGGAGAAGATGTTATTTCTCGTTATGTTGCTGGTTATGATCCTTTGTTTTTTGGTGATTATAGAAAAACTCCAGCACAAGCTTTAGATAATAAAATGGAATTAGCTACCGTAGCTGATAAGCTTAAAAAAGAAGGTAAGAATCCTGAAGAAATTAAGCAAGGTTTAATTGATTACATTAACAGTAAAGATTCTACTTCTCAAGATAGTAACGATGTCTTAAGCGAAGCTGATAAAATTATACAAGGATAGAGCTAATGGCTACAGCCGAACAGTATGCTGAGTGGATTGTAGCAAATCAGGAAAAGAAAGGTACTCCTGAGTTTGATACAGTTGCTAAAGCTTATCAACTAGCTAAACAACAAACTACTGAAGCGCCTCCTACACAGAGTGCTGAGCCTGTAGAGCCTTCCTTTGTAGAGCGGTTTAACTATGCTCGTAAGTCTGCAACAGATCTTGTCGAGAATCTTCAGACTACTCTTAATGTAGGTTTAGGCGGTGCTGAAGTCAATCCCGTAGATGAAATGGATTGGATTACTCCTGAAGAATATCTTGAGGAGGGTATTGACTACACCCTGAAAGAGAAGATGCAACGCTTCTCTGCTTACCGTCAGTCTCTGATTGATGCTGAGTATCAAGACGTTGTTCAGTACAACCAACTAAGAGCACAACAAGCAGAGCAGCAAGCTAAAGAAACTAAGACAGCGATGGATAAGTTCCTTGAAGGGGATTTGTCTGGTGTCTATAAAGCTGTAGCTGAAGCAGACTACGGACAGCTAGCAGGAACTTTAATAGGCTCTACAGCTCCTGAAGAATTAGCTATAGCTCCTTTAAAAATACCTTCAATGATGGCTGCTGGTGGTTTGTTAGGGGGTGGTACAGAAGCTACTAGACAGCTCGCTACAGGTGAAGATGCTGACTTAGGTAGAATAGGGGTTGCTACTGCTATTGGTGCAGTTGCTCCTCCTGCTTTGATAGGCGCAGGTAAAGTAGCAGGTGCTGGAGCTAAGCTGACTAAGACATCAGCAGAGAAGATTGCTAAAGCCTACGGCACAAATGTCAAGCCGCTTGTAGAATCTACTACAGCAAAGGTAGAGGCTAAGCTCAAAAATAAACCAGTTAGTGCTGTAATCAACAGAAGAGCCAACGAAAAGATTACTAAGATCGAAGAAGACATGGCCGTCATCATGACCAAAGAAGGTGTTGATGGGATCACAGCTATGGACAGAGCACTCAAGAAAAACGGTGTTGACTCTGAGGGTTTAATTACACTAGACAAGACAGGTACTCGAAAGATTGAAGTACCCTCTCCTGAACAAGCAGCGATACTTGCTCGTAATGTTGAGAATCGTAGAGGAAAAATAGGTAGAGGTCGTGATTATATTATACGTCCTGTCTCCTCTGCTCTAAGAGAGATGAATGGTACTGTTTATAATGCTATGAAGAAAGCAGAACTTCAGAAGTTGAAGCTGTCTGCTGATGCCTTCGACACCATCGGTGTCATGGCTACACGCATCAAAGCATTAAGCACTGAAGACGCTTCAGACCTTGCAGCCGCTTTATTCAATGGCAAGTTAGACGTAGCAAAAGAGATAGCTAGTAAAGCAAACAACGGTCTTGACCAAAGCGTTTCTAATGTACGTAATCTACTGGACACTCTACATAACAACTTAGAGAAGACAGGTCTCGATGTTAAGTATCTTGAGAATTACTTTCCTCGATATGTTAAAGATCTAGACGGGCTTAGGAAAGCCATAGGCAGCAAAGGAAGTACTGCTCTAGACAGGATGCTAGATGCTACTGCTAAAAAGCAAGGGCTTGTTCATAGGGATTTGTTGTCTCAAGACGACATCGCTACAACAGTGGCTAAATATATGAGAGGGACATCTCCAGAACAAGGCTCTCGTTTAAAGTCAGCTCGTATTATTGAACAACAAGAGCGAGAGTTCTTTGCTAACTACTACGAAGACCCTGTCGAGTCTCTAGCGCGTTACACTACCAAAGCTCTAGATGAGATTGCTAAGCGTAGGTTCTTCGGTAACGAAAGCTATACTGTAAAAGACGGTGTGTTTGATATTGATGGTACGCTGTCTAATTATGTAGCTAAGAACCTACTTGACAAGAAGATGTCAACACAGGAAGTTGCTGATATGAAGCTGCTTCTTAAGGCTGTGTTTGATTCTCCTCAATCTAATAGTATTGCAGCGGGTATAAAAGATCTTTCTTACCTTGCTACTCTAGGACAATTAAGCTCATCTTTGATTCAACTAGGTGACGTAGGGACTGTCGCGTTCCTTAATGGTATGCGTCCTACTATTGAAGCAATGATACAGAAGTTTACTGGTAAGTCTGCATACAAGGTATCTGACATTGGTCTTTACAATAAGATACAAGCAGACATAACTAAAGACGGTTTAGGTAAATGGCTAGACAGAACCTTTAAGTTTACTGGCTTTGCTAAACTTGACAGGTTTGGTAAAGAAGTAGCTATGAATGCGTCTGTAAACAAGTGGGCTAAGAAAGTTAAGACAGAAGCAGGTGTGAGAGAGTTCACTGAGAAGTGGGGTGATGTGTTCGAGGGAGATCTTTCTAAGATTGTAGGAGATCTACAGGCGGGAAGAAGAACACCAGACACAGAGTACTTAGCCTTCTTAGAACTGTCGCGCATTCAGCCAGTGACTAAGAGTGAAATGCCTTTAGGTTATCTTGAGAATCCTAATGGAAGAATACTATATACTCTGAAGTCTTATGCTCTAAAGCAGCTTGATCTTCTTAGAGAAGAAGTAATAAAAGACTTTAAGGCTGGTAAAATAGCTGCGGGAATACAGAAGTCTATATGGCACGGCATGACAGTTGGTCTTGCTAACGCTACTGTACAGACAGCTCGTGATGCTCTGCTAGGTAAGGATGTTGATGAGGGTACGTTTGGTGATGAGTTTGCTAACGCATATACGACACTCCTATTCATGAGTCGTTATGATCGTGAGCGTTATCTTGAGCGTGGGGATATCTCTGGATTCTTTGGAAACCAATTAACTCCACCTGCTTTTGATATTGTTGTGCAGGGCGGTCTAGCTGCTGGCTCTTTACCTTTTGCAGGACAAGATTTAGAATCACAGCTGTCTGGAAAATCCATAGAAGACAAGAAAAAAGCTATAGAAAAGTTTGAGAAGACTGTAGTGAGTAAGATACCTATTGGTGGTGAGTTAGTATACAACCAACTAATGGGAGGATCTGAAGCCTACAACGAAGATCTACAGAAGAAACGTATAGCAGAAAGAAAGAAAGCTTTAGGGTTCTAAAATAAAGGGGACAATTAAGTCCCCTTAGTTTTATCAGGCTATCTCACACGCGCCTCCTACACACGCTAACTCTTGAGAGCCTTCTGTCACGTCACTAGCTTCATTCAAATCCCAGCTCACTGTCTCTGGTATTGCCTTCACTAGCTCGTTGTATCGCTCTTCCGTAATTGCCTCATATGGTGCTTGCTCATAGGTATGATCAGAGTAAGGCAGAAAGCTAACACCACTAACACTATCGAAATTATTATATAACCAGTTACCAATAGCAAGGTACTCGTCATCTCGATAGTACACTGTAATAGACGGCTTATGCTCACACCAGTGCTCCTGATACATAGTCCACAACTCAAGCTGCTCTAGCCCTGTCTGGTCTCCAGCGATCACAGCGCCCTCTGGAGCTTTCTTAACGAAGGAGAATACCTTGGTAGTGGGTGATAAGTTATCGTTCTCTACAGGAACTCCTGCGGCCTCTAGTACACTACAGAGTGGGTCACGGCTATCAGCCCTAACACGCCTAATGTAAAAAGGACTAAATCTCCCGTGAATACCAGAAGCACTGTCCACCAACTGTGAGACTGTACCAGATGGTTTAACGCATGTGATTGCACAGCTTTGGTTGATACCCAACTTCTTAGCCCATTCTTTATTGGTTGCAATAGATTCATTCTTTAGATCCTCTAGTATCTCTGACAGTGGTCTACGCTTACCGTTGTCAAACCACAGACCGCCATCAGACTTCATTGACATGACAGGATGGTCTAGTATCCCTGTCATACTTACTCCCAAAAGAGCTTCCTCTTCCGTATTTTCCTTCCATTTTCTCCGTAGGTATCGAAAGTCTGTGAGGGTAGCTTGGAGAGTTCCAAGGATACTCGCAATTCGTACTTTCCTTCGCAGAGTGTCGTATGTGTCGTCAGCCCTGACAACAACTTCTGACAGGTTACAAAACTGGTTGGGTCTGAGGATAATCTCTGAGCAAGGATTTGTGCCAAAGTCCCAGTCGCTATCTCGTCTACCGTTTTTCGCAGCCTGTTTCTGACTTGCCACTCGACTAAAGATACCTCGTTCGCCTGATCTAGATTCATATAAACTTACCCATTCATTTAAGAAAGCCTCGAAGTCTGGCTTCTCTGTGTAACATGCGCTGTTGTTTGCTAAGCCCCTTTGCGGTTCTTCGATCCACCACTGCCCGTGCTTTGCTCTTCGGAGTCTGTCGTCTGTGAGGTTGCTGAGGGAGATGAGGGCGCTTCGTCTAACCCCGCCGACAACCACGATCTGAGCAATTTTACAGCAGATATCATGACATTCAATACTGCTAAGCTTGCGTCCTGCTGCTTTCTTAAAAATCTCGACCGTAAATTTGAAGAGTTCAACGAGTGGTTCAGGCCCACTAGCTCTTCCTCCAAATGTTTTAAGAGTTGCTCCTGCTGGTCTGACTTTGGAAACATCCCACGAAGGAAGCTGTCCGCTGTAGAGCAGAGAGATAAGCTCTCGGTAGGCTTTTGCCCATCCGATTTTGCTGTCGATGACTGTGATTGTTGTTTCTGTTTCATGAAAGTCCTCCGAGACTGTTGGTAGTTTAGTTACGTACTGACGCTCTACAGAAAAGCCAACACCAGTACCACACATAAGTATATACATCATCTCATCGAATGCTCGTGGATGATCAATAGGCAGGTAGCTACAGTTAAATCCTGCTACGTTGTCACGGTCAAGTGCCTTACCTGCTGTCATCAATGCTCTCATTGACGGCATGACTTCAAGGTTTAGGATGGCGTTGTACACGTCATGGTAGTCCTGTCCCTTGAGCTGACCACGGTCTTTAAAGTAATCACAGTAACGCTTTACAGTCTCATCCCAATTCTCTCGTCTCTGTTCCTCTGGAATGTAACGTGCATAACGTGACTTGTGTATGTACTGCTGATATGAATCCATCAATGTATAGCTCCTCTTTCGAAGTTTCCAGTTAGTATTTGTTGCTTCATTATATCAATTAAAAAGTTTACTTCAATTGCTGTCATGTCTGTTGCTATTTGAGCCATCCCATCAGGTGTCTCTACAATCAGTATGAAATTACCTTTATCAGTTATGTCATTCACCAAATCAGCAGAGACCATAGCAAGCTTCTCAATTAGGGGAACGTCTTCAGCGTCCTTCTTGCCAAAGTCTCCGTTAATTACTTTCATACCCATACTCCATTGATTAAACCATAAGCTCCAACGGTCACCAACGTTACCGAGACAACCGAATACCACACTACTTTACGTCTCTTCATCATTCTCTCCCATATAATCCAACACCACCTTCAGCGCTCTAACTAATTTCTCGTTGTACTTAACATCGTCTGGATGTTTTAAGTCAAACTTTTCAATCATATCTAAAGTATCTTTTGCCCAAAGACACACAACCCTATAAATCCACTCATCATTAATGTCAAGCTCAATCTTCATCACTTCACCTTTACAATAAAACCTTCATTTGTTTTACGAATATGCGTGACTGTACCAACTTCAATTAGACGCCCAATATCAACATACGGACCACCACTCGGATCAAACATGCCAAGGTCATTCGGATCAATCCCTCGCTGACCTTCTTTGCCACCCCAACGACAGTAATCTAATGACTTACCTTCCATTACAAATTTGTATTCATTATCGTTTATTCTTTCCCAATGGTATTCATCGCCATATCTATTCTTCATCACTCGCATACCTCCGTATTAAATTAAATACTTCTTTTCGATCAGTAAATATAAAGTCTTGATTGTCTCGTATAGGATACCAGAATGCAGTGAAGCCGTGATTGCCCATGTAGTGTTCTGTTACTTTGACTCCATTGACTTTATGTAAGTATATCCACGGTGCGTTGCCGACTAATTCGACTGTGATACCAATGCTTTTTAGTCTAGTAACAAAACGCTCAACTACGTTCATCACTCTAGCTCCAACTCTTGTGCTTGATCTGCCAATTCTTGCAGTGCAATTTCACGCTCTTTCTTTTCGGCAAGGCATTCTTGCACAAGCAGTCTAGCAAAACGCTCAATCGACTCTTTAGCATAGTCGTCAAGATCATCCCAGCATCCTTGTGATGTTAGTCCAGATTCATAAAAGCAGTATTCTATTATGTCGTCCATTACTCACTCTCCCTTGTAAATTCTTCTTCGTGAATTAGCTTCAATGAAATGTGCCGATATTTCGGATCAATCTGAGCGAAAACCCAGTCCATAAACGTATCAAAACAAATCGGCATGTGATCAGTGTCCAGCGCCAACGAAATCTCAAAATTTCCAGCTCCATGATCGTCTCGAAATGTGTATTTTTTAATCATCACTCACTCTCCCTTTCCGAATTATACGCGCCCTCATTCCGAATCAGCCGCGCTAAATGCGGAGATTGCTATACAGTTATACATCATAAATGTAGCTTTTCTGCGTAAATGTGTAGATATATCCATACTTTTCTGCACAATGTGTATATGAATGTATACTTTTCTGTGTAAATGTATACATATAGCTATAAATATATAACTTTGTATACTTTATCGGTCATTAGCGATCACCACCACTACCTTGTATAACGCCACGCGCCATACGAGACTTCAGCTTTTCAATGTTGAAGATGGCAATGTCCTCTAGCTTGATGCCTTGATCAGCTGCCATGTTAGCTAGATTCCAAAGCACATCACCCAACTCTGATATCACCTTAGTACGGTCAATGTCTACAGCGTCACCCCGTAGGAGAGGCTTGACAAACAAGTCAGCGGCCTCAGCAGATTCAATCATCAATGACGTTACAGGATACATAGGATCTGTGTAGATTGCTGTCTCCTGTGCTAGCTTTTGATACTGATTAAATTCCATCTTATTCGTCCTCGTAATACTCATAGTCTTCGTCGTCAGCCTCTACAATCTCCATGTCGAGGTAGACTCCAAGGCATTGGTGGTGCATTAAAGATTCCTCACAGGTTTCATATGAGCCTCGGACTATTACTTTACTAAGATACACGCCGTCACATGCGTAATGTTGCCCTACTAATTCATATTCCATATTCCACCTCATCAACTGCTTCAATCATTCTGTCTAGATACCACTTAGCCTTCTTCAGATCCTGAACTGGATGCTCCTTGTAGCGCCACCTGTGAAGATACTTCAGAGTGTTACCCTCACAGTACTCAATAAACCCATCACCCAACTGTTGCTTGATATAATCAATGGCTTCGATACCGCCTGTGTTGTAGTGCTTAGGTTTAGTTACTGCATCCCACTGCTCTGGTGTTGCATCATTCAATCTCGTCATCGTTGTATATATCCTCTACTTCTAATTCATCTTCAAGGTAGTCTCGCTTAGCTTCAATGAAGTCCTCAAAGCGATACACCAAATCTTCGGAGCTTATCTCCAGTACTTCTAGTAGATCTATCTCAGGTAACGTCTTGAGTTTATCACACAGATCTTTGAATGTCATGACACATCCTTACCATACTTTTTACGGAGATAATTAATCGAGACAGGTAGCTCATCGAAACTTCCATCCTCTACCTCATTCAACATCCAGATACCTGACCAACTACCATTGGTTTGTGGATTCAGATACTCCTCGTCATGCTGATAGTAGATACCTGCAAACAATCCAGTAATGTTCTTACCATCAGCGCGTCTTGCATAAGCAATGTCACGGTCTTGCACATGGCCTTGCACACAGCTCATCATCTTCTTCTGCAATAGTAGCTTTGCATTCGTTACAGGTCTACCCATAACACCTGAACAGAAGTAGTGACAGTACACGACACCATCAATCACCTTTGGTTGTAGGAAGGGGACAACTGTCCAGCCCATCTCAGGCAACATCAGGTCATCGTAGCTCATCAGTCCTTCTAGTTTAGCATCAGCCTCTACAGCTCTCTCAATGCGTTGCTCGTGGTTGCCCAACAAGAACACCATCTTAGGAGTCCATAGCTTCTTCTTGTTGATACGAAGGCGCTCACGCTCTGCTCTGATAGGTTCTAAGAATGCAAGCATAGCATCAATACCTGCCTCTACATCTCTGGTGTAGCGTCTACCTTCAAAGCTCTTCTTACCTACATCGTAGCTTGACAGGCTCGGCATGTCCCAATGATCGCCTAAGTGAATGATCACGTCAGGCTTCTTCTGTGCAGCGTACTGTCCTGCCCACCGTAGGTGATCATAGTTACTATCAGGTTTAACCTGTGTGTCGGGTATGATTAGGTGCTTTGTCATTACTTGTGTCTCCACTTACTTGGTAAACTCTCTGGGGTGTAGTACGTGAAACCGTTTTTATCTGCCCATTCTGCCATCGTAAACTTAGTACCGTCTGCTCGTTTTCTTGCAAACGGCATTGCAGTTCTAGGGTTTTGGAATACAAATACAAGTTCGTAAGCGCACTCAAGATCAACAGTCCGAACAAGAGAGTCTCTAATGTCCACATATTTTTTAGCCTCGTTCCTATCTCTGAACCTACCTTTGACTTCGATGTAAGTTAAGATCTCCTCTTCCTCATCGTAGTATACAAAGTCAGGCTCATAAGTTCTGCGTTGTATGTACGGTATACGTTCTGTGTGATACTGACACTGCCGCAACTCTTTAGATAGATCAAACTCTAGCCAACTGTCAAACCCCTTCGGTATGTTCTTGCTCGTTCGCTTCTTCATTGACCTCTTCCTTAGTTGGTGGCGTCCAGATCTGACCCTCATACCGCCTGAGCCACAATAAGATACCGTTCTCTACAGCTCTCTCTTCACTACCCAGTTTCTCAACACAGACTTCAAACATCTCTCGCTCTGTCTTGTCTTCCAATAACTTCTTGGCTTTAACTGCTCCGATTCCCTTGACTCCAATGATGTTGTCAATGCGGTCACCAGTAAGAAACTGCATGTAGAAGTTGAGCATACCCTGCGTAGCACTGATGTAGTACTGTTGCTTCTTGACAAAGTTGTAGTGCCACCCTTCGACTTGATCAAAGTCTTTGTCAATACTGACAATGAAACACTTATCTTTACCAAGCTCTGTCGCACGTATTGCAATAGCATCATCAGCTTCCTGACCCTCTACAAGTTTACCTCCAATCTCCAGCATGTACTCTCGCAGTTCATCATAGTGTACAGGGCGCTTGCCTGTTCTGTTTCCCTTGTAGGGTTCTGTGACTGCGTAGTCATTCCTGAAGTTGGTCTTGCCTGTAATGAACAGCTCAAAGTCTTCGCTACCTAACTCCTGACAGATGGTCTCGATGGTCTCGCCCAGCCTATGCCGAGCGAGTCCAAAGGGTTCATCATCGTAGGCGAACCCCACCCTGTAGGTGAGGATATCGCCATCAATCAGGAGTTTCACAAGGCTTCCTCGGTCATCGCTACAGCCTGAGGAGAGTACTCGATCAAGTCAGTGATCTGAAGACCACCAATCTTAATCCCTACAGCCCAACCACTACGCTTAGTGGGTGCGTGTGTCCACTCATAAGCTTCTGCTTTGACATTAGCTTTTGATCCATTCGCTACCATACCTTCAAAGACACCACCGTCTTTGGTGTAGGCTGTGATTGGAAACTTAGCTGACTTAGCTGTGATGAAATAGCCACGGTCATCCCCTTTGGTGCGTACATTAACACCAATGTCTTCAAGCTTTGCTACTTGATCATCACTCAACTGACACAGGTCAACCTGATACTTGCCTGACATTGTGTTTGGCTCATTCAACGATGCCCAGTAAAGAGTAACGTTGTTTAAATCTACGGGTACTTTGTTCATAAGTATTATCCTCAAAGGTTAATGTATTAACTTCAATATACGCTGTATATTATACAGGAAATTAAAGCTTTTGTCAATGCGTATCATACCAACTATTACCAATTTTAGACTCAGCGTCTACGCGCACTCTGAATCCTAGAAGCTTCCCTGCTTCAGTGGCTGACTCTTCCATAATCTTTGCCACGTGTTCTGCTACATGTTCTTTCACCTCCATCTGTATCTCGTCATGTACAAACGCTACCTGCTTTACAAACCCCTGCAAGGCAGATCTGCGAATCTTCTGGTGCATAGTAACACACCACTGCTTAGCTATGATTGCTCCACAGCTTTGTAAGAGCGTGTTGAGTGCGGCTCTTTCTGATCTGATGTGCAATCTCCTGCCGTCAAGACCTTTGATTGTTCCTTCTGTTGCAAGCTGTCCCACCAACGTCTGGAGCTTTCTAAGCTTTGGCGTGTTCGCATAGAAGTTCTCAAGTATCTGTTCACCTTCTTCGTATCCTCCTCCAACAATTGATCCTATCTTTGCAGCCCCTGCGCCATAGAGCGTAGCGTAGATCATAGTCTTTGCCATGTTGCGCTCGGGTAATCCTGCGGCTAGTTGGTTCTTGGTGTGTATGTCTCCGTTTAATAGCTCGTCTGTCCACTCATCGTCCTGCATGTAGTGTGCTAAACAGCGCAACTCAATACCACTCAAGTCACAACCAACAAGCTTATAGCCTGACGGTACAGTCCAAAGACTGCGGCACTCCTTAC